GTGAAGGAACAACACTTAAACCAACAAAGAAAAAAGAACCAATTGTTAAGAAGACATCATTTTTAGACGAATTAAAAGAAAAACCAAAACTTAATAAACCTAAAATTGTTAAACAGAAAGAACCTAAGAAAGAAGTTTTAACATTCAATGATTTGATAAAACAAAATAAGAAGTTTCAGGCACTATCCAAGAATGTTGAGACGAAAAATGAAGATTTTGTAGATGAAGATTGGGGATTTGGTAAAAATAAACGAAAAATAAAAAGGGTTAAAAAGAAGCAACTATATTATTATTAAATGACAGAGACTAACAGATATAACAATGGTAAGATTTATAAACTTGTTAGCAACCATACAGATAAAATATATATTGGTTCTACTTGTAAAGAACGATTATGTCAAAGACTTGCGAAACATAAAAGTAATTATAAAGAATGGATAAAAGACAATAACAATGGTTATATTTCAAGTTATGAATTATTTGAATTGGGAGATGTAGAAATTGTATTAATAGAAAGTGTGAATTGTAATACAAAAGACGAACTTTTTAAGAAAGAACGAGAATATATTGATAAATATAAAGATATTATTGTCAATAAACAAAGACCAATAACAACAAAAGAAGAATTTATAGTTCATCAAAAACAATATTACGAGAAAAATATAGAGCATATTAAACAACGAACAAAAAAATATCGTGATGTGAATAAAGAAAAAATAAAGATTTATCGTGATACACATAAGGAACAAAAGAAAGAATATATTACGGTAAATAAAGATAAAATAAATAAAACCTATGAATGTGAATGCGGTTCGATTTTACGAGTATATGGAAAAAATAAACATACAAAGACAACATTACATCAAAAATATCTTAATTCTTTACAAACTTAATTATGGTTAATTATTATTTAATACTATTTAATCAATTTATCTAAGCAGATGCTGTTTAAGCATAGATTTTGTTAATTTTCTACCCCCTGACATTCCTGAACCGACACCGAGCTCGTCTAAGAAATCCGCAGTTTCTGACTTTCCACTTTCATCACGCCCTCTAAGGTATTCTTTTACTGTTTTACCTGCTTCTTTAGTAAGAGGATGTGTTAGATATTGTTTCAACTGTTTAAGAGCGCTTGTAAGTTTTCCTTCTTTTAGAAACTTACGAATTTTATCAGTCCAACTTGCACCGCCATAAGTGGTATCATCAATAACATCATAATGTACTCTTTCGTTGCGTTTAACCGCGGTTAATACATCATCAACGGATAAAGCACCAGTTGTTGTGGCAATAGTGTTAGAGGCATAAGTCTCTTGGCAACCGCTGTAGTGAATTACGGTGAACATAGTAAAAGGGATTTCATCAACATTATAAGGATTTCCACCACCCGCACCTTTAGAAAGAGGGTTAGCAAAACGACATTCTATCTGCATATTTACTTTACTATTACAAGAAGGTGCCAGACTAGCATCAAGTGTAATATCTTTACTAAGTTTAAGACAGATAACAGCACCTACCCCCGCATCATATTCAATAGCACCAGTGTCAGAATAATCAATAGAACTAATACCAGAGCAATTAAACTGAGACCAAGGGATATTGCACCCATTCTGGCGACAGATACGATATAAACTAATATCCGAACAGTTCTGAAACTGATTAACACCATTAAAATTAACGCTTAGTGAGTTTTCAACATAACGGGCAAATGTGTCAGCAATATGAGGAGAACCGACCTTATTCATAAAAGCATCACTTGGACGACAATAGATATAGACAGCTTCTGGAATTCGTGAAACTTGGATAACAGATGATGAAAAAGACACAGGAGTACCGGTTATAGCAGTAGTAGCAGACATATCCAAAAGTGTGTCAGCAGAACTAAAAGCAACAAATTCATCATATGGTAGAGACTGAACGCTTAATGTTCTACCTACATCTAAGGGACTAGGAATTGCTTGAAGTAGTGATAATGTACAATTTGAACCACTAAAATCAACAGACACATTACCAGTAATCTCTTTTCCTGATTCATAAACCGCTGATATAGCACGATTAAATGAACCAAAATTATAAGTGAGTTGATACTGACTTATTCTACGCAGACCTTCTTTACGTTGTTCTAATCCAGACAGAAGAGGAGGGATAAGCACAGGTTCTAAAAATCTAACTCTAAGAGCAAGGGAATTACCAGCAGCGTTCCAAGTAGCATTTTTAATATATGACGAAGCAAAACGACTTTGATATTTTCCACCGACTATTTTAGATACATTATCAAAAACGCCGGAACCAGCAACATAAGGAGCAGTCATATCTAAATCTGGGTTCGCTTCACTGTAATTCAAATACTTATCATAAAAACCATATCGTTGTAGAGCACTAGCAATTTGAGACGACTGAATACTAGAACTGGTATTACCCTGTTGTAGAACAATACTATTGGCACACAGAGATAAAGCGTTAGGGCGTAAAACAATAGTGTTGTCAGCTGGTTTCGCCCTGTATGGTATCGTTAAAACAGCTTCTACATCTAACAACCATACACGGTCAGTTATAGTGTTTTCACTATTACAATTAACAGTCCAAGAAATAGAAGAACTACTTTTATTAGTAGATGAGATGTTATAAAAGTTTTGAATACTTGCGGATTTTTCAACAGCGAATACATTTTCAACATTTTGGTCGCATAGGGGGTCAACAACAAGAACCTTATGAAGAGGAACAGGAACTGATAAAGACATTTATATATATTTATACTATATATAAAATTTATTTGATAATGAAATAAAAAATTAATAATTAATAATTAGATTTTAAATAACTTCGTGGGATAAAAGCGAGTTTGATATCAAATCTCTGTCCAGCAAAAAGTTCTACCGGATACATATTATTATTAAAGTCCGACCACCAACATTTAATATCTAACTGTTTTATATCATCTCTACTGTTTTGTAATCCGATTGCTCTTGAATTATTAACAGATTGATTAAACTGGATGTAATCTCTATTGTTATCATTTGTTGAAAACATATCAACTTCAAAATCAACCAAAACTTTTTGTCCGTTTATACTATTAATAGAAGAAGGGTTAGCAGTCGTAGCAAAATCTGTTTCAGGTTGTACATTTTCTGGTTTAGTTGTTAAAGTGTTAGATGTGAATACTAATCGTTGTAATGGTGAAAATACACCTAATGTGTTGTGGTCTGAATAAATTAAAATTAATTTGTTTTCTTCTGTCTGGTCAATTCTTAATGATGTAGCATATTGATAATTCCACGGATTATTTTGAAATACAATTTGATAAGCATTTGGTATATTTGCTGGTCTATTATATTGAGTTGTAGAATATGGAAATTGTAAAAGTGGGTATAACATATTATTTAAATAAATTTTTAATCCTGCTTCACCAAGTGTTGTCGCCATTATTGATGGGTCGCCTGACATTTGAAATTTATTAAATCCTTCATTCCAAGTTAGCCACGGAAAATTTATATTAGGAACTAGTTTTTTATTTCCTACAATGGCGGTATACATTATTAAAAGCGGGGGTGGGTCGTCATCTAATGGATATAAAGCAACAAATTTTAATCTTAAAATTTCTAACGCTCTTTCAAGTCCAATATTAAACATTCTTATAAATTCTTCTTTGTCATAACTAAAATAATAACCATTTGACATAATCTGTCTTGTTATAATTCCGCTGGAATAACTTGGAATAGGTGGTAATTCTGTATTACTATCACTCCATAATAAATACTCATAGTCATCTAAAGATGCTTCATTATTATTAACAGACTTATAAGATAATTGAATACCGTAAGGCGTTAAATTTGGATTTGGTTGATTTAGTTGAATAGGGCATGCCCAAAATGGAATAGACTGTGATGATAAACAAAAACGAGTTACCGCGACATCGTAATCTTTTGCTCTATCAATCAATGAATTATCAAACACTTGGTTAAATTCTGCTGGTATAGTATTATATGTAATTTGGTTTGAATTTGTTAAGGTTGCGTTATAATAAGATATGCTTAAATTGTCTGTAAATCTTGACATAGAATTATATTATATCAATATATAATTATTCTTCTTCATCTGTTAAATATATAACATAATGATCATTTAATCTCTTATCATTCGTGAAATGTTTATTAAACTCTTCTGTTGTTAAATTATCTAAAGACATTCTCACTGCACACCATCTTCCACACGTTGATGAGTATTTATCTTGTAAAACCTTAGGATTATAGTCAATTGTATAGGGTGATTTATATAACAGGTCGGTAAGATACTTATATTCCATCCCGAATTTATACTTTAACTGGTCTGGAATCTGCCCTCGGTTAGTTCGTCCATCAGGTATTGAACCGAAACTATCAAAAAAGTATATAGTATCACCCTTTTTAAACAGACAAACCCAGTGCCCCATGTTCTTGGTCCAATTATATAAAATACATACTCTATCATAAGGTTCTAATAATTCATCAACGGTGCGATATTTTTGAACATCTCCATAAAGTAATATTTTTAATTCTCCATCAAATATGTCTTTCAAATCTTGTGATGATAACGCTATATCCATTTATATATATTAGGTAGTTATAAACTTAAATTCTATTTCTATTTTATAAATGATAGAAAATAATATATATAATAATGGAAAAATATATAAAATTATTAGTCCTAATTCGAGTAAAGTATATGTAGGTTCTACGTGTAGTGATTTACATAAAAGATTAAAAGCACATATGTATAGTTTTAAATGTTGGTTAAAAGACAACTCAAAACAAACATATTTAAAAAGTTATGAATTAATAAAACTTGGTAGTGTTGATATTATTTTATTAGAAAGTGTTAATTGTAGTTCTAAAGAAGAACTGTTAAATAAAGAAAAAGAGTGGATTGAACAATTAAAAGAAGAAATCATAAATAATAATAATCCAATCAGAACAGATGATGATAAAAAAAAATATGCTAGAAAATATATGAAAGGATATTATGAACTACATAATGATAAATTTAAACAATATTATCAATTAAATAGGGACAAAAGGTTAGAATATCAGAATAATTATTATAAAAAATCACTCTGTCAATCTGTTTTGAAAACATAATAAATTACCTGATAAAACTAACTGTGGAACATCACGGATAATAGTAATAGAACGACTATTTATTTTTTTTAAAGCATATAGTTCTTTTTTATCAAAACCAAAATAATTTTCCAATACATAATTGTTTGAATGTGTGGCACTGTCTTTGAAATATGTAAAATGTGTGGCTGCGTTTAAAATTCTCTTGCTTTGATTATGACTAGCTGCGATATGTAATGTTAAAATAACATATATATCTAAACTTCTACCGACTTCTAACAACTTACCTATTAAGTCAAATACTGCTTTTTCTTCTTTTTTATCACTTATAACATCAACATCATCAAATATAATAAGACATTCTTTAAAGTCATCTGCTTCAAAGTTGGCGTCTCCTATTTCATTAATCGGTATTCGTTTATGAATTAATGAGTCTAATAATTTGTCATTCGTTTTCTGTGAAATTAAATAAATTCTTCTTTTTGGATAGAACTTTTTAAACTGGACAAGGTATTCAGCAACAAAAAACGATTTACCTGAACCTGCCCTTCCACATACAAACAATCTATCAGGTTTTCCATAAACAGAAGATGGAGCAAGTTGAAAATTTCCAGACCTTAATACAATTTTATCTTTTTGAACATTTGAACCAGTTAAACCACTTTTATTTCCATCATCAAGCATTTCATCAAATTCTTCTTCAGATAAACTTATTTTTTTATTGTTAAAAACCTTCATTATTTTTCTTAATCGTTCTACATCTACTTCTTTATCATCACTAGAATTATATACTTTGTTATGATAAGTTGTACGAGCACATTGGTCGCAACACTTTTTACCCTTTTTACATTTATCAGTACATTCTAAGCAACATTTGTGGTCGGATTGATATAAAAAAATCTCTGTTCCATTTTCTGCTTTATTTACTGAATTTTCAACAACTGCAAGTCTTTTTCCTTTGGTAAATGATAATGAAGACATATAATATATATTAATGATATAGATTATATAAAAAAAAATGTGTATTATAAAATGTAAGTCTTTGGTATTTTGATATTATACTTATCTATTAGTATTTTCGTTTGATTATTAACGGTATCATCTATTTTATCTGCTATACTTTCTAATGATTTAACACTATGTGATTTATCAAATAATTTGTCTAATGTCTTTTCGTTAAAATTAAATTCATAAATATTCGCAACATATGACTTTAAATTATTCAATTGTATCTTTATTTGTTTATCATATTTACTTCCATATATTTCTTTAATTGTTATAAATGTCTTTAAGATTGAATTACATTTATTTAACATTCCAATGTTAGACATTAATATAGGAAATAATTTTTGAAGTAATTTTTTATTATCATCAGTTAGTGCGAGTGTATATACACGCTTCAAACTCTTTAACCATTTTTTATTTTCTAATAATTCAAGTAAGTTATATTTAATTGCTTCTTGGTATTTTGCTGGATTTGGTGTAATAGGCATAAATGATAAACCATTTTTAATAGACGAAGCATTACTAAACACATTACTTATTTCTGTATAAAATCCATTATATATAAACGCCATATCAATTTTAGTAATGAATGTTGAGACAGATGATATTAATGTTATAATTCTATCATTCGAAGCATTGCTTGATTGGCTACGCCCAATATCAATGTTTTTACATCCATTTAATACTTCATTCGGTGTCCATCTTAAAGTTATTAACTTTCTTATTTTTTCTCTTAAATCAAAGTATTGTTTTAGGGTTGGTTTTTTTAGTAAATGTTTTAGTTCTGTGTAGTCATTCAGGGGGATAAAATCTTTAAAATTTTCAATGTCTTTTAGGGTTTTTTCCTCATCAAATTCATGAATTTTAGTGTTTTTGACGTATCCTAAATGTTTAAATGAATTTTTATAAATAGGGTCAATTCCACATTTAATATCTAATAAAATATACTCTTTATTATGTAGAATTTTTTTTATAATATCTTGTAAAGCACTTGCTACTTGTTCATCGTTTTTACCGAAATTTTCACATATATCAATATCACTGCTATCACGAAACGATTTTCTCACGTAAGAACCACTAAATATAATGTTTTTAGGATTATATGTAATTGTGTTTATTGCGTTAATTACCTCTTTGTTAAAACTATCAGGTATAATTTTCTTTTTCAAAAACATATATTATATGTGTTTATAAAAGTTATTGTCGTTGCTGTAATTTATTGAGCATATCGTAATATTGTAATTGTTGTAGAGCACTTGCTTGTTCCATATTCATATTTTGTTGAATTTGTCCTTCCATCTGTTGTTCTGCCATTATTTTGCTCATTTTATCCATAAGCATTGCTTTCATAACTTGATTTTCATAATTATCTTCAAATTCAGACGAAACATATTTTCCGTTTATTTTTCCACAACCTTTCAATTTTTTTCTACCTTTTCCGATAGCATTAATACTTTTATTTGCTAGTTCTTGAACTCCTTTTTTTGCTATGTCTTTAGCAACTGAAACACCCGCATTTGCTAGTCCTTTAACTCCTGATTTTATTAAATCTCCTGTTGCACCAATAAGCATATCAGTTAAACCATATCCACCTTCTAAATTATGTGGATATTCTGGTAGTCCATAAGGTAAAATATTAGCTGTACCTTCCTGATATCTTGGTATAGGTCGTCCATAAGGTAGCATTTTTCTACCTCCTTTTTTTTTCCCCATTCCCATCATTGCTAGTAAAGGTAGAAATCCACCTTTTAGTTTTTTTTTTCCATATCCTTTTGTTTTTCCTGTTAAATCCATATTTCCGTGTCCTACTTTTGTTCTAGGTGATTTTCCTGATAAATCCATATTACCTAAACCTAACATTTTTGCGATATCTTGTCCAACTCGTGAAAAAGAACCTAAAGCACTATTACCAATGGTTGCTACTTTACCATACGTAGGCACGGCACCTACTAATCCGGATATTTTAGGGGTTATACCTCCAATCGTTCCTAAAAAATCACTTAAAAAAGCACCGCCTGTAAGGCTTTGGTTGCTTAGCATACCACCGGCAACATCTGCCATATTCACACTTCCTCCCCAGTTATGCGTTAAGGGTGCTTGTTCTGTAAATGGTTGTGGTTCATCAAATACATCTTGTGTAGGTTCGATTGTCCCTCTAGAAAAAAAATCGGGTTTAACTCTTTCCACAATACCTAACGCTTTATTTTTATCTTTTATCATTTTATCACCTATTTTTATAGACGCTAGAGCACCAAGCATGGTCGCTGTAGGTATTCCAATTGCCAGTAATTTAGATTTATGTTTATTCCAAAAATCCTTTAATGAACCACCTTTTAATAAATGTGTTTCAAATTTTCTAATAACTGGTGGAGCAACTCCAAATCCGAACATAGATTTAAGCGGCCCACCTAAAATATCTGTAAAACCTGCTACTTTTTCTCCGTCTTTACTTTGTTCTTTAATTAACTGTCCTGCTGTTTTACCGAAACTTTGTGCGAGTCCTGAAGCATTTCCTAAAACTTGTCCAAACGGGCCCATATTGTTCATTAGTTGTGGAACACCTGGAATAGAACCCAATGTCATCATCCAGTCTGCGATACCAGCACCGCCTTTTATATTCTTCTTCATATAATTAGACTTAGATTTTCTTTTTCCTTGTCCTAATTGTTCCCAATCTATCCACTTACCTTTATCATCTTCTGTTTTAAGTCTGTCAATCATATCGGTATATTCGTCTAAAGGAAGACTTTTATTTGCTGTAATAACATCACGTGTTTCATTTAACAATTCTTTAATCGTATCATCTCTTGTTCTAAGTGTGTATTTTCTTATTTCTCTCTGTTCTTCTGGTGTCATTTGTGCGACTTCTTTGGCGTATTCCTTTTTTAATCTTTTATATTCTCTTCCATCAATGTCCCCTTTTTGTTCTCCTAATTTTATTTCAATAAATTCAATAACTATTTTTGGAATATCTGCACCTGTTTCAGTTTTAGTAAAAAAACCTTTACTTATTCCTTGTTTTTTTGGTGCTGGTTGTTTTGCTTCCATTGCTTCTTGTGCTTGTTGTGCTTGTGCTTGTTGTGCTTGTGCTTGTTGTGCTTTTTGTTTTCTTTGTGCTTTTTGTGCTAGTTGAAAACTTAATAGTGCTTGTTCTTCTTGTGCTCTTTGTTCTGCTTCATCTCTTTCTAGTTGTGCACGTGCTTCTGCTTCTAATCTTTCATCTTCTAATTTTTTGTCTTCTTCTGCTACGAATTCCTCTGCTCTTTGTTTTAAGTCTCTAACTGCTCCTTTAACATCAATATCTTTACCAAATATTTTTTTAATAGCGTTTGATAATTGTAAATTTAACGTTCTAGGGTCATTTTTATATTTTCTTATGAGTTGTGGTGCAAGAGTTTCTAAATCTTTTTCATTTCTTAAATCTTTTATTTGTTTTACTTTTTCAAAAATTTCAACAGCGTTTTCTTTATTTTTTACACCATCATTTACAATTTTTTCTTCAATTTTTTTTCCTTCAATTAATGCTTCAATCTGTTCTATTTCTCCTTCATCAATTGCTTCATCTCTTAATACTTTTAATTCTTGTATTTCATTTTTAACAGTATTTTTTAATAATGTTATTTTTTGTTTTTCTGTTAATATACTTTGTTTAATAGGGTTAATAATATCTTTGATTTCTTCTTTGTATGGACTAATAAATTTAACCTTTTTTCTTGATACACGATTAAACGTATTATACAATTTTTTTAGTTTGTCTTTAATTTTCTTTTTTTCGTTAGGGTCTTTTGTTCTCTTTAATGTTATCAATAATTCTAGTATCTGTTCTTGGATAGACATTTATATATTAATAATATTTAATAAAAATATTATGAATGTAAATTAAGTTAAAAAATTATTGCCCTATACTTTTCAAATGTTTTGACGCTTCCCCTAATGTCATACCCTTAGTTCTCATTAAATGTGCCACTTTTTGTCCTCTAACAGAAGGTGCCCGTTTTCGTTTTCCGCCTACTTGTCCCAGACCAAACATACCTTTAAACATTGTTATAGGTGATAATGGTGATGTCATAGGGTTAAAGAATGTGGCTGCGTCCATACCACCTTGATAAGAAGAACGTGGATTGACAACACCTGAACCTTCATAACTATAACGTGGATTAACTACCCCAGCACCTTGATAAGAATAACGTGGATTAACTACACCTTTACCCATCATTTTTCCTAGCATACCCATAGGGTTCATCATATTCATCATAGGTGCCATAAAAGGTAGAAAACCACCCTTCATTTTGTTTTCAATAGAACGCTTTTTAGAATACATTTATATATTATACTCATATAATTAAATAATTTTTGATTTTTTCTAAATTGTCTTCAATACATTTAATCATATCATTTATACTTTCTTTTTCTACAAGATTTTCTTTTATATTACAATCATTTAACAGTTCTTCCTTTTTCTTTTGTCTGTTTGAGTTTAATAAATGTCGTCTTGACCTTTTATGAACGTAAAAATAATTAATACCATAGGTTTCATTACAACATTCACATAATTTTTGTTTATATTTAGGTGTTTCCATATATTAATATAACATATAATAATTTATTTTACATTATTAATATATATAATGAGTGTTAATGATGATTTTTCAGAAGACGAACTTATGTTATTTCTACAGAAATTAGAAAAAGAAAAAAAGTTAAATCAATTCTTTAAAATTATGAAAGTTATAACTGATGATGAAAAAGATGACGATTATGAATTTAATGAAGAAGAGTTAAAACATTTATTAGTAGATAGTGATGATGATGATGAAGATGATGATGAAGATGATGAAATTGATGAAACTAAAGAAAATAAAGAAGTTCTTGAAGAAAAAGAATAACTATAATATATAATGGGTTGTTGTTGTAGTAGTGATAAAGATAAACCGACTTTTTCTTTAAAAGATTGTATGAAAGATATTAATATTAAAAGTTCTTGTATGTCATCGTGTTGCGTTAAAGGAGACAGCAAGATAGATAATAAACATCATCATCATAAGAAAAAACATCATAAAGAAGAAACAAAAAATGAAGATAAATAATATATAATGTCTTATTATCGTAATACTGACGATGAAATAGAAAATGTAAATATTATTAATTATGTTGATAAAGAACCGACATTAATTGAATATTACAAAGATGATATTAAAAATGGTTTAAAGATTGTTAGTAAATCATCTATTGTTCTGGTATCCGAAATTATCCACGTTTTACCCACACTTGTACGTCTTTATTCGTACTACAGGTTCTTTAAGGTGTTTGTTTAAATATTTAATTTTCTCTGTTTTGTATCCCTAAAATAATTAATAATTTAAATATAATTAATTAAAAGGGTATCTAGTTTTTTTCCCTGTTTTGTAATCAATTATATAGATTAATTTACAAAACGGAGAAAAACATTAAAAAAGTGTATCTGGTTAATTTTCCCTATTTTGTATCCCTAAAATAATTAATAATTTAAATATAATTAATTTTCCCTGTTTTGTATCCCTAAAATAATTAATAATTTAAATATAATTAATTAAAAGGGTATCTGGTTTTTTTCCCTGTTTTGTCAATAATATTATAATTATTTTTACAAAACGGAGAAAACATTAAAAAAGTGTATCTGGTTAATTTTCCCTATTTCGTACCCCTAAAATAATTAATAATTTAAATATAAATTTGATTGATTAATAAAAGTGTATCTGGTTAATTCTGTTCCCTATTTTGTCAATAATATTATAATATTTTTTACAAAATAGAGAAAATAAAAATAAAAAATATTTGAATGACTTAAATATAATTTTTTATATATAATTATAATAATATAATGTTTAGTGATTTCAAAAATTTTAATTATTTTGGTATTTATGTTGATGCTTATACTAATTCAAATAATGAAATAAAAAAGAATACATATCAACCTTATAAAGAACAATACTTAAACATAGAACGATATATGAAAGATATAAAAGGTAAAGACGGTATAATGTATAAACCTAACGGAATTTCTATTGATACTTCTAATTTTTCTACAATTGATATTGATAAACCTGATGAATGTATTATTTTAGATAAATTATTAAATGATTGTAATTTTATAATAAAAACAAATAAAGGTTATCATATGTATTTCAATAAAACTGAACAAATTAAAAGAAATGTAAAGTGTGGAATTGTTGATATTAATTTAGAGCGATTGTGGTTTGTACCTAAATATCTACATCAAGAAACTGGACAAGAATACGGATATAAAATTATTAAGAATAAACCATTAAATGATATGCCCGATTATGCGATTGGTTATTGTAATACATTGATTTCATTAAAAAAATGTGATGAACCAAAGAAACAAAAAAAAACTGTATCGAATAATGAAATATCGTTTGATTTTATGAGAACTAATGAAAAGTTTAATATTGATACAATGGATGTTATATATGATATTTATTTTAAAAATGGAGATCATTTTAACGAATATGATAACTGGTTATCGATGGCGTATATTGGAAGACACCTAAATAATACCGAAGAAGGTTTTAAACTATTTGATAAATATTCAAGAATGATTGAAAAATATAAAAATAAACCAGAAATAGAAAATAGAACGTTTTTTTATGGTAATCATAAATATAATGATAACTTTAATGAAATCAATATATTAATTCATTGTTCTAAGTTGGACTTAGACACATATATGAAAAAGTTATTACATTTATACAAAGACAGATATGAACAAGAATATAATATGATTAACTCTAAATTTATTTACACAGACGAAAATAAATATATATTCAATGAATGGAACTCTAAATATAAGTGTCTTTGTTTAAAATCGTCATATGGAACGGGTAAAACATATGCTTTTAAGAAGATTATTAACGATTACAACCCTAAAAAGATATTATTTATTACATATAGACAATCATTAACACATTCTTTGATAGATGAATTAAGAACCGAACATAAATTTGTATCTTATTTAGATGATGATGTTAAATTGTCAAGTGATAGATTAATTATACAGTTAGACAGTTTGAAAAAATTAAAAAGTAATTGGGGGTATAGTTTCTTAAGACAAGAATTTAATATTACAAAATATGATTTAATTGTTTTGGATGAAACAGAAGGTTTATTAAATCATATGTCTTATGATAAACTTGACACATTTGAAACATTTAACACATTAAAATTATTACTTCAACATTCAAATAAAATTTTATGTTTAGATGGTGATATGAGTGTAAGAACATTTGATTTTATTAACAATCTTAATATATCATATCAGATATACATTAATAAATATCAACCAAATAAAAAAAATATTGAATTCATAAACAGTGGTGATTATTTTGAAGAAAAAATTGATAATGATTTAAAAAATGGTTTAAAAATTGTTATTGTATCAATGACAAAATCAAAAAGTGAAAATTTTTACGATATCTACAAAGATAAATATAATGTTATTCTTCATAACAGTATTGACAAAAATAAAGAAATATTATCGGATGTCAATAAAAATTGGTCTAAGTGTGATTTATTGATATACACTCCTACAATCGAAGCAGGTATTGATTTTAACGTATCAAATTACTTTGATAAATGTTATGGTATTATCACTAACAAATCAACAACCTATAGAGCATTCATGCAGATGTTGAACAGAGTAAGATTTTATAAAAGTGATAACATATTAATTTATTATGATACTCGTGAAATGAAATTTGAAACGATTATGTATCCTTATACATATGAAGAAATAAAACAAAGTAAATTTAATATAGACATTGATAACACATTAAATAATATCTTAATCCACAATGAAGCAGAAAAGTTAAACACTAAATTATATTTTATTCCGTCATTAATCAATATGTTAGTTAATAAAGGTCATACATACAAACATACAATAATTAATACTAAATCACAACTAGCAGGTAATCACGACAAATTTATTAGTGATATATATAATTCAAAAGATATAACTAAAAAAGAATATGAAGAATATTTAGACTTACAAAGACACAATAAAACATTAACAAGAGAACAACAGTACCAAGTTAATAAATACATTTTTATTAATAATTTCTGTCTAGACGGTTATGAGTTTAGTTATGATTTTATGAAAGATAATTATTATAATGACAGTATTATTAAAAATAATAGATATATCAAAATTAAAGATATTTTTATAAATAAAAAGGATATTCATAAACAAATTTATGAAAATAAACACAATAAAGTTAGAGAAATAATTAATTTATTAGGATTTGATGTATATGACTTGAATAAAAAAATATTATCAAGTGATTATAAAATATCACAACTAAAAACATTAGATAGTATGAACACAAAAGATTTTAAAATATTGTTTGATAAAAGTAATAAAGATATTACACAAAGACATTTAAGCGAGTTATTATCATCTTATGGTTTTAAAATCAAATCAGATAAGAAAAAAGAAAAAAAAGACGGTCTGTGGGTCAGTATATCATATAAACAGTTAGATGAACTCGATTTAGTTAATGAATATACTAAAAGAAGAAATGAATATATAAAAGAACACGGTGATGAGTATAGAGAAGGATTAATTGAATAAATATAATTTTCTCTATTTTGTAATTAATATTATAATAAGTTTTACAAAATAGGGAAAACTATTAATCATACATTTTTTTGAAATAAAAATTTAATTACTATTTAAATAATTAAATATATATATATATTATTAATATAAGAATGACTGAAATAACTGAAGATACTATAAATATTGTCAAAAAGATGCTGAGAAAAGAATATAACGATAGAAAGCGAGTCCATCACCGAGAATATATGAACGAGTATATAAAAAACAAACCATCTTTAATATGTGGATGTGGAGGTAAATATAAACACTTTCAACAATATATCCATAACAAAACGAAAAAACATATTAAATATTTAAACAGTTTAAATATAAAAGAAGATTAATATATAATACAATGATAACTAAAAATGACATTAGAAAAGAAGTCTTAATAAAATCAAAAAATTTGATTAATATATATTTTCCGAATAATAAAGAAACAATGAGTAAAGATTTTTATAATAATAATGAATTGATACATATTCGTCGTCATTCATTTAAAGCAACAGATACACTACCATATTTTGAAGATTATTTTATTTTTTATAAATCGTGTATAAATGATAGATTAATTGTATGTGATTTTTTCTTAGAATTATATAATGGTGAATTAGATTTTTGTAAATCAGGTATAAAACCTAAAATTAAAACATCATCTTCAAATAATTATAAAAAAACATTTTATGACAACATTGAATATTTAAAAACAACAAATAAAGATTTAATCTATGTCGAAAAATTTTAAATAATTAAATTTTCAATTATTAATATATAATTATGTGTGATGAATTCATGATTTTATGTGATGGTTGTGGGTATGTCAAATTGAATACAACCGTTGTGTGTGATATTTGTTTTAATATCGCGATGGATTGTGATTTATCGTGGGATGATACTTAAATTTTAATAATAATTTTATTTGGTATTTCAAAATTATTATCTAATATTTTTGGTTTGTATTTTTTGTCTAAATTATTTAATGTAGTATTTCTAGTCTGTAGTCTTTCTTTATTTGCTTCTGGTGTGAAATACTCAGGATTTAACATCCTATATTTTTTATAATATTGTCTGTAATATTGTCTGTTATTATCTCTATACTGTTTATAATAATCACTTTTTTCTATGTATCTTTGTTTGTAATATTCTTGACGTTTAAAATATGTTAGTTGTCGTTTTTCTTTATATGTTCGCTTATGAAGTTCTCTGTATGCCTTTTGATACGCTTTATATTTCTCACTTTTACAATATTCTTTGTAATCAAACATTATATATTAATATTAAGAATTTAAATATTAATATTTGAGACGTAATAAAAAAGGTGTTCTCTATTTTGTAAATTATTGTATAATATTAATTACAATATAGAGAAAATGTATATTATCATTTAATGGGGTGGGGCGTTTTTAACTTAAAGAGATAACATTATATGTATAAAAAATTAATGGTTCAATTGTATTAAATCAGGTAGGTCTATTGTAATGGTATATTGTAATTAATTAATTAAAAATGTATCTGGTTATTATT